GCTGCCAATTTAGATTTTTTCGGTATAGCATAAACAATTGTATTTGGTTGAAAAGTTATATAAGATTCACCATCAATAGTTTCAGTTTTTAAATCATCGGCCGTGTACATCATATCACCCTGTAAAACACCTTTTATATTTGCCTTGGGTAATTCATTAAGAGCAACTTTAAGTTTTGATGCTAATCCACCAGAATGGTTTGAATTTATATCCTTTTCAGTATAATTTATCTTCGCGTTTTTGGCAAATACTCCCTTTGTTCCTACGAAAAATTGATCATTTTCTGGATTAATACCCGCAAATATTGCGGGGGCCCCATCCCACTTTACTGTAACATTCACAGAGGATGAAGCATTGCCCGCTAACATATCACGTAAACCTTGAAGGAAGTTTATTGCTCCTCTTGTTCCTTCTACTCCATGATTCAACACCTCATCTTCAAGGTGCTCCATGTGAAGATTCTTTTGTTCAGTTAAGAATGAAGAGAATGAAAACGCCATTAGCTTATTCCAAATTTTTTATTATATTTTGATTGATCTCTTACCTTAGTTCCTTCAACCACATAACTAAATGCACCGGCTTTATTTGTTCCCATACGCATTTGTGCATACATTGATATGCCATTTTTTACACCAGTAATTATCCATGATTCAATATTATAATATTTTCCTCCTTGACTTGACATTGCAAATCCACTTATAGGATATGATAAATCTTTACCGGGGCCTATTTGTACATCTTTTTCTGCAGAAAACTCTCCTGCTGTTTTCAAATATTTGTATGAAGGTCCTGCGTCTAATTCCTTTGCATATACTTTATATAATGGTAATGATGTTTTACCAAAATATATTTCTTTTTGAATATCAATCATGTCATCTACCAATTTGTTGATATTTCCTGCATTAGTAGTAAATATTTTTTGTAGAGTTCGTAAAGAAACTTCATTTGCTAATAATTTAATAGCTACATTCATATCAAAATCCACTTGAATTGTGCTAAGTTGAAGACCGGATCCCATTTCTGCGTGATTAAGGTACCAATGTTTATCATATAATGATTTTAAGGTCGATGCTCTCCTATCAATACTTTTTACAAATTTACCAATATCTCCGGATTTTACATTTCTTAATGCATCATTAATAGACTCTTCAGTTTCCTCAGAAAGAACCATCTTTCCCGTATCAATAAATGTATTAAAAGATTCTGTTAATTTTTTTACATCTCTCTGATTAAGTTTAAATAGCCTGCTAAAATCACTTACCGCAGAAGCTGATTCTTGTTTCCATGACTTTTTTAAACCTGACATCCAACCCTTGAACAGTTGTTTAGCTCCATCAATAAAATTAATAAATTTTGCTCCTATTGCCGATGCTCCAGATTTTAATGTGTTAAATGATTTTTTAACAAAATCACCAAGCCAACCCTCATTTACATATTGGACATAATCTGGATCATATTCTTCCTCTACAACTTGTCTATAAATTTCCATTGCAGGGTCTATCTTATGTTTTAAAAGAAGAGCAGATGTTACTTTTCCTAATTGAGCCCCTTCTTGAGACTTTTTAAGTGATACTTGTACAAATGAAATTTTGCTCGTTTCTGTTTCACATATTCCTGCATTATCATAAGTTACCGATTCTTTCTCTATTGCCGAAGTTAACGCTCCAGCTGAAGAATTACAAATGATCATATCTGATGTATTATCTTTTACTCCTGACACTTGAATTAAACTATTTTTTGCTTCATTTTTTTTATATCCCGAATCAATAGATCCATGTATTATATGAAGTGGAGAAAATTTAACTATTTTTTCAATAAACTCATTCATACCTCTTATTAAATCCATTAACGTAGCAAAATCTCCAACTGGAAGCTTCTCTAGTTTACTAATTAAATTGGACTTACCTTTTGAATTCCAATCCTCACCTTTACTTAATGCCGAAAGTATTTCTTTTTCCGCCTTTTTTCGACCCTTTGAGGTTGTCCAATCATCTCCTCCATCGTAATATACTCCAATACATTGAGCAGTTTCTAGTGTACTTGTTGATTTTCCCCAATTAATACCATCTCCTTGTACAAGATGATTAAAATAAGAATCGGGATCTTGTGCAAATGTAATTGTTCTAATTTTTTTACTTCGACTGACATCTTTATACACTTCTAATGTAACTTCGGGTTCTCCATCACCTACAGTTTCATCAGAAGGTGTATCTAATTCTACTTTAACAAAAACTGTTGAAGCATCTGCGGTAAATGAAACCTTATTATTAAGTGTTGGAATCTTTTCTGATTTCAATACAACAATAGATCCTACAGAATATCTCTTTTCCTGTATATTGGCTTCCAATAGACTTTTAATTATGTCTTTATAAATATCGTGGTCATTAAAGGATAACAATTTTACTCCTGTTTTTAATAGAATTTACTGATATATTTATAATACTCATCATCTTTATGATGCGTCAGGATCAGTTGGTACAACTTTTCCTACGGCTTCCATAAATACATCTTTGTGAAGTTCGTGCCATCCATCGCAAGTTTCCTCTTCAACCACATCAGCAAATATATTGCCGTACTGGTCTTCCATCACATAAACTGCTTGATTGTCATAATGTATGCTTTTGTCCGTAAGAAATAGGACATGGATCATCAACCCCATTTCAGGGAAAATGTAATACTCATTTGGCAAGAACGCCATGAGGGTAGGAACAGATCGACTCTGTTCTTCTTCTTCTCTTTTTTTTCTTCTTTCTGCTTTATATTTTTCTAGATTTACAATTTTATCATCATTCAAACTTAAACTCCCCGAAATCCTTTTTCGTTTTCTTTGAAGGTGTATCAAATACTGGTACATCCGATTCTTCTTTACCAGTATCAACTAAATTTGACTGTGAAGCATCTCCCAAGTCAATGAGTCTCATTTTTGCTCTATCAACTCCCACTAAAAATTTCTTATTTGAGGTAATATCACTATATCTATTTTTTAATTGTTTGATTAATATTTGTCCATCTGTTTCCAAATTTTCGTTAGTAATAAGAGCAAACATAAAATCTGCAGTTGCTGGAAGTCCAAAACTTTCACTAGTATCTTCAAGACCAACATCTGTATTTTGAAACCCTGCCCTATTCGTTTGAGTAGCAGACATAATAGGAACATCAAATTCTACTGCCAATCCTCTAAGTTCTTCTGCTATTGATTTAATATAACTGTAAGAATTGACATATTGTCCGGGTCTAATTCTTGCTGAAGAACATATATTAATATAATCAACAAAAATTATATCTGGTTTAAAATTTCTTTTGAGATTCAGTTCATTCAATAATGCTCTAAAATGATTTGTACTTGCCGCAGCTGTAGGATATTCCTTAATAATCAATCTACCTTTAACCGTGCTCTTAAGGTCTTCTATTTTCTTTTCATACATCTGTTTAGGTAAACTTACCAAATCATCTAATCGAATATTCATCAAATTTGCATCTATTCTTTCTGCGATTCGTTCTTCTGACATTTCTAATGTAATGTACAAAACATTATTTCCCTGTGATAGAGCACTAGAACTGACATGACACATAAACAGAGATTTACCAACACCTGTACCTGCGAGAGCAACATTTAAAGTTTTAGAAGATAAACCGCCTTGTGTTATTTTATTGAAGAATTCAAGATCAAAGGGGATTTTCTTTTCCACTCTATGATAGAATGCATACCGATCATCAGAATCCAAAAGGTAATCATGGCCGACATGAGGATCAAAATTAACAGAAAGAGCATCGGTAAGCAACTCAGGAATAGCACCTTTGCCAGACTCAGATTTTTCGGGTTCATCCAATATTTTAATTGACTTAACAACGGCGTTGTATATTGCCTTGTCTTGACAGAATTTTTCTGTTGTTTCCAATAACCATTGAATATCTGGTTGCTCATTGTCCTGCTCCTCTACATAAGTTAATAAATCTGTTACCTCATCAAATTCTTCATTTCTTAATGATGTACTATCTAATTCAATAACTAATGCCTCTTTAGTAGGTAAATTATTGTACTTATTAACAAAGGTATCTATTTGTTCATACAATAACTTATCTGCGTGTTCTACAAAATATTCTTTATCGAGAAATGGTAAAACCTTTCTCGTATATTCTTCATTATGTAGTAGATTTCTTAGTATTATTACTTCTATCCGCTGCTGCATGTTTATCCATTTGTGATTGTATAATTTCTATTACCCATTCGCCTAATCGTTGCTCAAATGCTTTACCATCCTCATCTGAAATTTCATGTCCCAAATCATGGGGTGCAACTTCAAACTCATATTCATATTGACAAGCAATATCATCTCCTGTTAATTCTTGTTCTACTAATTTAAATGTTGTATATCTAACTACCGCCCCATCAAAAGGAGAATCATCTTGTATTACTATACACAAAGATTTATCTTCTGGGTCATTTGGATTAGAACATTCTTTATATAAATTATTCGACATTTTCCACCTCTTCTTTCACCTCATCAAATCCACCATACAAAAACACCGTCTTGGCATGATCATTTAACTTATCAAGGATTTCTGGTGTAAAATACTTTTCGGGCTCCTTTA